CTTTTGGGCAATATGTTGTAAATATGGTAAATCGTACATAAGAATATTATGACCTAGTATAATAGTAGGATCTTTTTCTCTTACCCATTCACACCAGGCTTTTAGCATTTCGCCCTCATCGGCGTAATCGTCGTATGTAAATAGTTTACGTTCAACTATACCTTTATTTTGATAGGCATTGGATATAATAAGCACCTTAGCATTAGGTGTATGTTCTAGGGAGGTAGTTTCGATATCAAATGCTAAACTACTTACTTCATTATGCTTCATGCCTTTAAAATAACTCAATCCAGAACGAAGCATATGGGCTTCTTTAGGATTCCATATACTAAAAATATCTTCATGTTTGTAACGAGATCTATCACCTGTAAACGATTTACGGCTTTTATAAGTTTTAATCCACTTATAACTCAGATTACCTTTAAGAGGATTAAAGAATTGATCTAAACACTTAGTAGCGACTATCCAATAGCTATTAGATTGAATAGTTGAAGTAACAAAGCCATCTGGATGCTCGATAAATATCTCAGTACCATCATCTGTAGGTTCAATACAGACGACTCGTTCAGTGTTATCTTTGCCAAATATGAGGGGATTGTAGATCATAAACTTTCATCATTCAATGGATCTTTCTTAACTAAAGCCAATTCAAACTTCTTATAGTTATCAAAAGCCTTTGGACTTTTCTTATATTGAGTGGTCTCTTTCTTATCATCGGCTTTACGTAAAGCATTAGCCTTTTCAACCATCTTATTAAACTCGTCTTCTTCGAGTTCATTAAGTACTCTAAAGTCTCCAGTAGGTAAATCATAGTAGAGGTGGTGGCGAGTATATACCCGAGTAAGGTCATTTAAACCTACTTCTCGTATTTTACTATATTGCCAACCTGTTGCAGTAAGAAAAGTTTCTTCTTGTACTCTCTTTAAAGGTTGCCATACTGTAACTATATAATCTGAAAACCAGGCAAAATGTGCAGCACCATAGGCGGCATTTATCCCCATTGGAGTGTCACCATGCCCAGCCCGTTCAATTGTAGATTGATTCTGAACAACAAGGAAGCAGTTAAGATATTCGGCTACCACTTTCATTAGACGGCACATTTCTTTCATACTAACCGTTTGGATTTTACCTCGTCCAGAGTTAATATCAGTAGATACATCAAACTTAGGCTCTTTAGTACTATCGAGTTTATCTGATAGTGCCATAAAATGATCAACAATGACGCATCCGGGCTTCTTGCCTTCTCGTTTGCAAGTGTCTTGTACATACTTGACAATATGCTGCCATGTAATCCGCTCATCGATAAGTTTGTTATCTATCACAAAAAGTCGTGTACTATTTTTATTTTTAGCGCTAACAAGTTTAGTCCATCGTTTGACAATCTGACGAGCAGGCATTTCAAGAGTAAAGAAAAAGTGTATTTCATCATTGTCTTGGTTGTTATGAATAATATCTTTAACTATCTTCATTGACAGGGCCGATTTTCCTGTCCCTGGACCAGCAACTATCCCCAATACATCACCTTTACGCCACTTTTCTTCGGTAACATCAAGGAAGTCACTACCACGTATAGGGCTACCAGCTTTATATAAATCTGGATCGGCTTCTAAATCACTAACATTCCGAGCAATAAACTCTTTCTTCTCTGATAGACTTCTCGGGTCATATTTAGGGTCATTACTATAGGCACTATCTACTGTTCGTTCAAACTCTTTATTACTAAAATCATCCCCTATACAAGGTGATTTACAAAGTCGTTCAATTGCTTCTTCTAAAGTATAACTCTGTTCCTGGAAGTCTTTGGCAGCTTTAAAACAGGCAATATTCCTATGACCCGACATTACACCATTAACAATAAATTCCATAGTAGCTCGGGATAATTGGCCTTTAGTAAGTTTAAGTTCAAGTTTAGGCTTCTCGAATGCCAAAGGCATAATATTTTGAAGGATAGGGTCAAGGGTAGTGGCTATATTATGAAAAACATAAGACTTAGATTTATAATAAAAACGGGCAAAATCTTTACATTGCTGGTCAATAAAGGGATACTTATTAGCAAGCCAATACCAAGTATTCTTGTATATCTCTTGGTCTTTAATTGTTGTAGTAAGAGGAAGAATTACCCGAAATCTATCTACTAATTTATTATTTTTTAATAGTTGATGTGATTTAGTAGTAACAATAAGATAGTTATAATCCTTAAAGAGTTCCTTAGCTTGTTCGATGGTACAGTTTATTGTACCATCATTATCAATATCTAATACCATCATATCACAAGATGCCCAACTGGTATTATGCCTATAGTTGTCTTTAAAAGTAAATGGACTCCAATCATACTTTAAAGTAAAATCAGAGAGTTCTTTAAGATTATTTACTTTTTGTTCTTGTGATTGTGTAAGATTAATTATACGTGATATAAACATATTAATCTTCGTCTGTATCCTCAATAAGTCTTGGAAAGCCTAAAGTAGTATCTATCTTACCTTTAGTTGGTATCAATTCATCTTCATCAAAAATTTCTTTAGACCCTTCCATAGCCCAATGAAATTGTTCAGAAGTCATTAATTTAGCAGCAAATAATCGTTCACAATAATGACAAAATTCTTTTCGATTCATTTGTCCTCCCTAGAAAAAAACGGGCGAGGGCCTCTCCCCTCAGTCACACCACTCCTCCTGCTCTAATCAGTAGAGCCAGGATAACAAGATAGGCAGGTGTCGCATTTAGCGCTAAACTTAATACTGTGGGTCAGTGTCCGTTAGTCCTGACTTATTGTTCAATGAAGCGCCTTTTGTTAACGTTGCAAGGTTCAACTGGGTGGCCAACCTCGAACAACTGAGGTAGCCACAATGTTTTCCACTTCTTTATGTCTTTTGCGTGTCAACTCGCCACGCCGCCACAGTAACTCTATTAACGTTTACGATTGGCAAATTTGCCATCAGTTTGAGAAGCTTCTTCAGGAGTACTAGCCTTATCAGTGGCCAATGCCGCACTAGCAGCTTCTACTGCAACAACGTCATCTTTATCTTGAGCAACTTGAAATACGGGCACTTCTCGCCATTCACCTGTTTGAGGATCACGAGACTTAGTAGAGGTACGAGTACCAGTACGAGTAATCTTTGTAAAAGCATTTAGAAGTACATTACCATCTTCAATTTCTGCATCAATATAATTCAAATTACCATTAGGATAGAGTGTTTCCACCTTACCTTCTTTAGTTAAAAGCTTAATTGCAAAATTAAACTTAGTTTCAGCAAGTCCAAGAAGATAACCTTCTTTTGATTGCCCCACTTCAAGACTACTAGCCTTAGTTCCACTACTACCCATTACCGTTGTTAACGCCATGATATCATTCTCCTTTATTATTTACCATTAACTGTTTGATCTAAAAGTTTCTTAGTAACTATAAATAGTTCATTAACTATTAAACCCTCAGTTTCTAAATGATCTGGAATTAAATCAATTGATTTTACTCTAAGACAGATATCTGGGGTTAAGGTTAACCAGTGTCCAATTACTCGTGTTCTAATATAATCTCGATATATAATAGCTTCGTCATACATTGACATATATTTATTTTCCTTTATTAGTTAATTGTTAAACTTTGTATAAAATTCCATTTACGCACACAGTGTACTCGACTATCGGTACAGGTGTAATATAAACACACTTCGTTTTTGTATCAAGAAATCCAACTCCAAAACCAAGACACCAATCTCTAGCTACTTTAACTCTATGCATATAGTCTACTTGTGACCAGTCACCGAGCCAGCCAAGCATAGCACCCAGATGACGTTCACCTTCTGCATTACCATCCACTGTATATCCCATACGGTGGGTATGGCAAATAATGACATTCTTTTGAAATGTGTCAAGTGCCTTATAATGCGCATATCGCCCAGCTTCGCCGCAATCGTGTGTAAGATGAAGTTTGCCAAGTTTATATTCATGTTTATAAGGAATATAGGTAAACCCTAATTTATCTAAATCAAGTAATGCTGGAATATTAACTAAATTAAATAGTTCTGGGGCCTTATCACAGAGATAACGTTCAAGTCTAGATTCATGATTACCCGCAATAAAGACATTATTTTTAGCATTTAGATTTTTGACTTGCATTAAGCGTAATTTAGCTTGTTTAATTTCATCTTTTAAATTTAATGCTCTATTAGGGTCTTTAGAATGCGCACTCACTGAGTACATGTCCACAAAATCGCCCATAATAATAACATGATCAGGTTTTAAAGCTTGTCCTACTTTGAGCATGAGTTCAAATGCTTTCTTATCTTCGTAGGGTATATGAGCATCGCTTATTAAAAGTATTTTTTCTAGTTTATTTCCCATTCTTTACTCCTAATGCTTCATAAATAGCTTCTAGTTCGGGTGGCCGAACCTGTACTCCGGTGTACTTACGGAGTTCACTTAGATTACCAAAATGCCATCTAACTAAACTTTCAGTTATACCGATAATCTTCAAATCAATACGAGTGGCCGGATGCCCTAATTTCTTAGATAGTCGTTTATAAATACCGGCCACAAGTTCTTTTTTAGTCATAAAATTCTACCTTTGTCTTTCCTTGATGACCGTGCGTTTCTTCAATTACTTTCATATTATCGAATACGGTTACTGCGCCAAATTGAGAAAGCCAAGTCATTGCACATCGTCCATTGGCAAATTCTACCCCTTCCGCTATTACACCCGTTCCACTTACACCAGTTTCATCTTCTGTACGCACTAAACGAAAACGGCGCATTTCAGTTGTTTTCTTTTTATTCATTTCCATTCCTTAAACTTTTTTAAAATTGGAGTTACATCATCATAAAGTGGGGTAGGTGTAACAGTTCCATTGGGCATTGTCATTTCAGCAATCGCTTGTACTTTCTCCAAAGCTTCAGCCATTTCTTTCATTAAATCTAAAGCGGGTTCTGCTTCATTAACTGTTAATCCAGACCCATATTGCAATCCAGAACGACAAATAGGATTAGTTTCGCTACACTGATATTTTAACTTTTTCCAACCTTCGGGCATTTCCATATTAAGCCTGTACTTTCGATAGATAGTGAAATATAATTTCACCGGCTGTGGGGTATTTTTTAAGTAATTCCCTAAATGTTTTAGTCTTTAATTTATTATTTGTATCTTGATACACATCATCAGTCACTTGATTACCACTACGCTTTTCCATACAGAGATAGATAAGCCGTTCAATAATATCAACTAATGCTACTATTTCACCTTCTTTACCTTGCTTGGCTTCTACTGCTATTTGTTTAAAATTAACTGGAAGATCTTTAAAAATAACAGTAAGCATTTCTGATTCAAGTTCTTTAATTTGATTATATAGTTCTTTAGAATGATGTTTAATAGGCGCTGCAATATCACCGGTCTTACCTTCAACGAAATCATGGAACAATAACTTCTGTAAAAGAATACTTTTATCACAATCTACTTTATCAGCTTCAATGATATACATTGCAATGAACATACAGTTACAAGTATGCATTGCAATGTTTTGTTGCTTGTTTACATGATGCGTCGGGAATCGTTTCAAGTTACTTAAAGCATATGCTGTTTCAAAGTAGTTATTCATTTTTCTTGTTCCTTTATGATTTCTTTTTGAAATGCATAATAGGCTTTTTCAATTAACTTAAACATCATCACTTTACATATGGACCAATCTAATGTTATTTCAGTAAATCTATCTTT